ACCGGCTCCTGCAACAATATTAATTATTGTTTTTTCAGGAACAGCACCATCATAAGTAGACGTATCGCCTGCTGCTGTCTTTTTAAAGTTTCCGGCTCGATACCGATGTGCATCTGGTGAGAGTACAATATGTGTTGTGTTTGAACTAGAATTTCTCGCAGTGCCGGTGTAATGACCATTATACTTCTGCGGCTCTATTGATGAAGATCCACCCCATGCGATAAGACCAGCAGTAGCTTCAGAATTATATCCGGTTACTGAACTCGTGCCTTCTCCAAAGTACCCTTGGAACCCATGTGCGCGAATTTCTGAATCACTCCAGCCGCTATAGTAACCATCAGCAAATGTTGAATAATCAATAAGCCCGGTGTCTGGATTAAATTCTGGGACAATGTAACCAACCATATATCTAGAATTCGGTCCATTTGTGATTCCGTTTTGAAGCTCTGCTTCTCGCACGGCAAGAAGAATTGCATTTGCAGACTTTCCACCACTAGACAACTTAATCTTTTCATAAGTTCCATCAATATCCGGCTGGAACAGTTTTCCTGTCAAATCAGTATTTTGCCTACGAATCTTTTGAGGATCATAGTTCATATAGATCCGATTTGCTTGTGCAAAATGATTTTCAACACTTGTGCCATCAAAAATCATCGAGTTAAGATGGTTGGGTTTTAATCCTCTAGCATTGACGATAACATCACGGGATCGAATATATGGTAGAATTTTAATATTCTTTGTAACACCGTCAGTCAAACCATGTGTTGCAATTGCAGCATCAATGGGAGTTGTGTTGAAGTATTGATCACGAACATTTCCAAGGGAAATGTCCCTAGAAATAGATTCTGTCTGAGAGGTTAGATCATCACGGTAGAAACTAGTTCCGTGTAATGCAGGATCGTCTCCGATTGACTTATTGCCTGCAACATCTACCCAGAACTCATCTATGGATCTGATTGCTCCCATGATTGTTGCTACTGTAGAATTCTCATCCACACCAGCAATGCTGTCGAGCGTATTATTAATAAATGAATTATATTCAGGAACCTTAGTTATATCAATCCATGTGTCTTTGTCGGGAGTTAATTTCAACTCTCCAGTAAAGTTTTGAAGATCGAATGGATTGACGCTTTCTGCCGTGGTTGCACTAGCCTGAGTGATCATCGGTTCAATATTATAATCTAGTGTTGTTATCGTTCCGTGATCAGGACCAATAGAACCATCATCTACCGTGTAGTCTCGATAGTGAGTTTTTAGCCCTGTAAAAGAAGTTGATCTATCAGGAACAAAATGATAACTCCCAGCATTATCTGGCTGTTCAACTTGCGGTCTTAGGAATCCTGTTCCCGTGGCAGCAGTTGATTCAAGGAAATCCATGACCATGCTTCCCATGAAGTTATCAACAACAATTCCATTCTTAAATCTTGATGTTCCATCTGACTTGAATCGAATGTCCATATCAGACGCTGCCTTCTCCAAAGCATTCAAAGAAACATAGTATTCAAGATTTTCTACACGCTTTGCCAATCTGCCGATGTCTTTCATCGTGTGTCTCATGGCAAATGTAGGCTTAATCTCAATATCCTTGGGGCTAAATGTATATGGTGGAATATTGACTTGGAATAGCGTCAATGAATCGTCGCTTGGAGCATCCTTTGGTGGGAATGGAATAACAGCAGGATTTCCCTTAATGTTGGTATAGTTACCATCTTTTGTTACTACAATCTTATCAATTCTTCCTGCAAAATGATCATACACAACCGGGGTAGTTAATTTGTTAGTCATCGGTGATATTGTACTACCATCCCACCTACCCGCAACGATTCCCTTTAAAGTGGGAATTAGCGGCATGGATGCGTCAGCCAATGTATCACTAACCATATTATTGGTTACTGCATAGGGTCGGAAATCTAACATATTCCTAAGTGGGTAATTTACCTGCCCCGCACTTCGATAAATAGGAATTTCACTATAACCCAGATCGGCAGAAACTACTGTCTTGATTGTACCCTGTAAGGTAGAACTTGATGTGGCATCAAACCAACTAACAACTTGACCAACTTCAAATTCTCCACTTGCTCCGGGTGGACCAGTAACACCCTGCAATCTAACCTTTGAGTATACTCCACCTGTGCCTGTGTTGGCATAGTCAACTGCATATCCGACAATATTTGTATTCGTCTTTACTTTTGTTCCAACTTCAATTGCTGCCTGACTCGGCGAATGATCTAATGTTAAGTCTGTTGTCCATTGATATGAATCAACACTAAAGAAACTTGGGCTACTTATATCTTTAGCTCTTGTATCATCACTCTTGGGCTTATCCATTCTTTCAAAACGATCAAAAATCACCAACACATTTCCAGTTGGTGCATTGTAACCATTTTTTAATTCAATATATGCATTATCATAAAACATGTCACGTTGACCAGTATGGAAAGTAAAGTGGTCGGTAATATGATAAAATGGTGTTGCTAGAGCTTGATCGGCTGTGTTTGCAATTTGATTATTTGCATCTGCATTCGGAAGGTTTTGGATTACCGCGTGGAGTTTAAACCCGTCAGGTTTCCCTAAAGATAGTCTTGCACCGACTCCCGTATCATAAGTTGCATTAGCAAAGAACACATGACCGTTATCAAAATCAGACAAACTCGTCTCACGCTTGCGAGCTAAACTAGAGACAATTGAGTGTGAAGTATTTGCTTTAATTAACTTCTTATATGCAGCAGTAACAAACTCGGCTCTCACCGGAAATAGCAGCAAGTAAGTATCATTTTGTATGAAGTTCGTAGCAGAAGTTATAGAAATACTATGAGAAGCAGGAGTGACTACAAGTCTTGTAATCTCATTTGTCAGAACCGTTCCCTTTGTTCGATTGACTAAAATGAAATTTTCTTTAACATGATCAAGCCCATCATTATTACTATCGAAGTTTGCATCAAAAGGCCAAGGCTTTGGTCTATTGAAGTAATTATAGGCTGATGCGGATGGAGGAGCAAATGTTTCTGTTGCTCCAGCAGTTCCTGTTCTTGTCTTCAGTGCATACTCTGTGTAAATCACATTAGTATTGCTTGTTAACCCAGTATCAAGTGCGCCAAATGTTTCATAGGTTTTAATAGCAGCCCTCTTCGGATGAAAGAGTAGAGCATCTTCTTCTGCACTACTTTCGCCATATCTATTATATAAAGTGTCTCCATCAATTCTCTTACCATAAACATCGTCAATCAACTTATCTATAGAGCCTCCTTCAACTCCACTGATTGGATCAACATTCCAAGACTGGTTTAATATAGCTGGATATTGATTAACACCCGTCGCAGATTTATTTTGATTAAATACTACGGATCTTGCCTGCTTCATTCCTAGATTGAGTGTATACTTATCTCCAGTCTTTGGCGCTTCATCTAGAGGCTTATCAAGAATTACCATACCCCTCTTTGAGAATCCATATCTTTGATGATAAAGCGTTTCGGCAGTAGAGTGTGTTCCGATATAATCTACAACTTTTCTTGGAGCAGAATTTCCTACTTGAATTGACGCTCCAATATAAGAGCCATTCCAAGCCGCAGATGAATCCTGATCCAAAACAACACTCTGTAATGGATCTGTATTTCCTGTAGTTCTATACAGAGTTAAAGAGTGTCTTGCTGGCAGAGCCCCAGAAGGCTTTGCGCCAGCAATCGTAAGTGCTGTTGTATTTGCGCCAGCAACCTTATGAAGATCCGTATTCCAATAGGGATTAGTTGAACCCACAACCGAAATTCTATCATTTGCAGTGATGCCATGTGTTGTGTCTGCTGCAAATGTGTATGTAGTAAAGGTTGTATTTCCTGCCGCAGAAACCTTTTCGATGACATTAGTACCAGACAGCGTATTTGCAATCGGAGAACTCTTAAAGTCGCCCATCCACAAATTATAAACATCACCCGTTCGCCCAACTGAATTTGAAAAAAGTGATTTAGTTTTATTATAAACTTGCTGAATGGGTCGTGCAGTACCCACCAAGGTTGAATGCCAAGTGTCGTTGGAAGTAAGTGAATGATTCTTGACTAGCTCTTGAGGAACACAATGAATTTCAACTGCTTCGCCTCTTAGTGCATAATCAGCGGTGGAAACATCTTCCCCAGCCCCAGAACCAACAGTGAATAATCCATTTGCATTTTCAGGGTGTGTTACATTAGTGTTTGCGTGGTCGTAGACATATAAAAAGTTATCACCATATGCATTTGGCATATTCGACTCATCTTGTATACCCTCTCGCGCCTTATTAAACGCAAAAACGCTTCTTTCATTTAAGCTGTGACGAAATCCGCGAACATATGCAACACCTTCTGCCATTCTTGCTTTAACTTCAGGATTGTCAACACCAGACCTATCAGATAAAACCAGATCATAAGGCTTCGCTACATAATTTCCACTCTCTTCGTAAGTTCTTCTTGCCATCTGTTCAGCAAGAATATTATATAGATCATTTGTCCCGTCATTTGCTGCGATAAGATTTCCATCAACAATTCTACAAACTTCAATAAAATCAGGAATCGACCTATCATCTATCGAGATTCCATCCCCAATTTTAACGAGTGTTAAATTAATTTTATACCTATCAGCGCCCGGGGCAGAATAATTTGATGCGTGCTGGGCTGGATCAAGACTTCTTGGGTCGTCTGTGACAACTTCTTCATTTACAGCAAAACCAACCCGATAATTTGTTACATTGGTGTATTTGGAAAGCCGAACACTTCCACCAACAGATTGGACAAAAAGGCCGTTATAGAAATAAAGCCCCGGCTCTACTGAAATAGAAGCCGAAGTTCCATAATGAATCGAAGCGCCTACGGAATTAACATCTAATGTGGTTACATTATAACGAACTGCTCCACTTGTTGAGTCACAAATTTGGAGCATCTCGTTTGGCAAAAATCCATCGACATTCGGATTATCTGGTTCAATTACCCACTGGAAATATATTGTATTTGGATCTTCTCCCTCTGAAGGAATAATCGAAGTAATTTTTCCATGAACCGCATTTACATCACTAGCATCCTTTGGCTTTCTAATCAATAAGCCGGGAGTCATATCTCTAACTCGGACTGGGTTTCCGTGAGCGTCTTGCGCCTTAACCGCTATCCACTTTTCAGAATCTCTTTTATAATTAAGAGTTCCCCCATGAACTCGGGCACCTTCATCAAAGAGATGTTTTCCCAAATTATCAATCTGGCTCTGAAGTAAAGATTGAATTTGAGTTAATTCTCTAGCCTGAACGGATCTTCCGGGCTGAAATAATAGACGATAAAACTGATTGTCTTTTGTAAAATCGTCGTAATATGGAAAGCGATTGAAGTCGATGGGCATGTAAAATATTCCCTTTTAAATACTTTTTATTATTTAGAATTCAAAAACAAACTTAAATTCTTCTTTTTGATCTAATCGTCTTGTTATTGGAGAAATATTCTCATGGTATAATATCTCTCCAGTATATTTAGCAATACTGCCTCCGATAACAGAATTTTTAGGTGTAACACTACTACCAATAGGATACTGATGTTGAGAAAGGCTTGCACTTGAAATAGTAGCACTGTCCCCCAGTCTGTTGTAGATAATATCTCCATTTGCAAACTGTCCACGGACATCAATTAATGATAGATATTGGGCTGTCCCCTCACCACAAACAGAGAACACCAAACCAGAAGCAGACTCCGTTCCCTCGGTCTGAGTTGTATAAACTCTTTGATCCACACCAAAATTAACTGCGGTTGGATGTGCAAAGTATAGCGTAGTTCTTAAATCGTAAGACTGTTTATATGCCGGTTGGGCTGTGTATATATCAATTGGGCTTCTAATTAAACCGACCTGACGAATATCATTACCATATCCAATAAAACTCCCACTTTCATGATCATTTGGAATTGTTGTTTCCGGGGCAACAATCACATACTTAGCATCCAGTTCCATTGGCGCATGATAACCATGACCGCCTCCTGATGGCGGTATAATAAGTTCTACATCTGCACCAGAACCATCTGGCGTGATGGTTGCAGTCTGCGATGTGGGGTGATAATTTCCATTAATTGTTACATTTGCATATCCATTTGCATATCCATAGCCAACAGACGAGACATCAATTGAAGTAATGTTTCCATAACGATTTGTTTTTGCTATTGCCAAGAATCCTTTACCGTCAATATTTTTATCACTCACTGTGACAATTGGTCCGATTATAAAAGAATCACCATTCGCAAAATTAGACACTGAGCTAGAAAGAACCAAATTGCTTGACTTATCTTGAGCATACCCAACATCAGTAGCGTCTGGTCTATTTCCTGCCTTAGAGACAAGCACTCTTCGGAATGTTCCTTTCGATTTTCCAGATGTAACAAAGAACGCAGTGTTATTATAATAATTTGCTTGTATAGCAAGACCAGAATCAGCAAGAACCCTTATCTCATTTGTCGAAGTGTTCGCATATACTGTTGTGGCTATTGTTGCATTTACCGCTGATGTTGAATACGTTGTGTTTACAAAACCAAGACCTCGATAGTAACTTCCAATACCAGTCGTATTATTTGCTTCAATTGGGAGATGTATAACAGTTCTTGACTTAGACAAAGAAGATGCATCGCGATCTACTCTAACCGGAATTACACTAGCAGTCGCAAACCTCTTGAAGATTGTATCGTTAATACTATACATATATTTCCATGCATAG